AGAAGCAGCTCGCGTCGGAGAGGCGTGCGAAGAGGGAGCGTGCCAGGTTTGCTGGATCGAGCGGCGCTTCTGCGGGTTCTCTCGCCGTTGAAAGGAACATGTAAGCGTGGATGATTACCGCTGGTACAGGGTTCACACGGGACGCCAGTAGGCGTCCTCGGGGGTGAATGGATAGCGGGACTGTAAAGCCTCACGAAGGACACAGACCCAGACACGGGTTCGATTCCCGTCACCTCCACCCACAACCGGATCTATCGGCCCCGGTGTGCGTCATAAGACCGATAGCCACAGCCATGCGTCTACTTCCCCAGTGATGCGTGTGGGTGGCGACTTCCACGGATGAGAAGAGGGTGAGGGCATATGGCCCAGCATGAGTACGACCTGCCTGACGATTTCGATGATTACGATGACGGCGCTATGACCCAGGTGCGTAAAGCGCACAAGGCAGCGCAGCGTCGCATCAAGGAACTCGAACAGGAACTGACAGGTTTCCGAGTTGAATCTCGTAAGCGCAGCGTGCAGGAAGTTCTCACCTCGCGTGGCTACAACCCGAAGATCGCTGATTTGATCCCTGAGGGTCTGAGTAACGAGGCAGAGATTACGTCTTGGCTCGATGACCGTAGCGATGTGTTCCAGCCCACTGCGGCTGTGAATGGTGGATCGCAGGCCGAGGAGCAGATGGGTAATCAGCCTGACATTCAGGTGCCCCAGGGCTATCAGCAGTTCAACGATGTTGTGAACGCGGGACAAGCACCTGTGGGTGACGAGTCGCAGATTTTGGCAATGATTGCTGCTGCGAAGACGCCAGAAGAGCTGAACAGGATTCTGTTTCAGAACGCAGGCGGTCCCCCGGTGTACTGACCAAGTCCAATAACTAACCGCGAAAGGTGGTGAATCTCAACAATGGCTAATACCTACACTGGTTCGGCTACGATCAGCAACCAGACTGGCATGACTAACCTTGTCCAGTCCGCTTATGATCGCTATGTTGAGATGGCCCTGCGTTCGCAGCCGCTCATCCGTGATGTTGCTGATAAGCGTCCTGTGCAGCAGGCCATGCCGGGTTCGTCCGTTGTGTTCCAGATTTATGCTGATCTGGCTCAGGCAACTTCGACCCTTACTGAGAACGTCGATCCTGATGCTGTTGCGCTGAGCAACACCAGCACGGTGACGGTGACCCTGGCTGAGTACGGCAACGCTGCCCTGCTCACCCGCAAGCTGGGTCTGTTCTCGCTGTCTGATGTTGACCCGGCTGCGGCTGACATCATTGCTTACAACATGGCTGACTCGCTTGATGCGGTTGCCATGACGGAACTTCGTGGCGGCAGCAATGTGCGCTACGCCCGTGACGCTTCTGACACTCCTGCCGCAACCAATCAGGTTGAGGCGACGGACACCATCGCCCTGACGGATGTCCGCTTCTGTGTGTCGAAGCTGCGTGCGGGTCTTGCAGTTCCGCGTCAGGGCAGCCTCTACGCTGCATACATTCACCCTGAGGTTTCGCACGACATTCGTAGCGAGACGACGGGTGGAGGTTTCCAGGATCTCCACAAGTACGACGCTTCGGAGAACTTCTGGCCTGGTTTCATCGGTACGATTGATGGCGCGTACTTCATTGAGACGCCGCGCATGTACAATACGACCGATGGTTCGTCTTCGGCTCGCGTGTTCCGCACGATCATCGTTGGCAAGCAGGCGCTTGCTGAGGCTGTCGCGGAGGAGCCGCACACCATTGTCGGTCCTGTGACTGACAAGCTCATGCGTCACCGCCCTCTGGGCTGGTACGGCGTTCTGGGCTGGAAGCGTTACCGCGAGGCGGCGCTCTGGCGCATCGAGTCTTCGAGCTCGATCAACGCATCCTGATCTAACTGATCAACCTGTAGGGGTCACCTCAAATAGTGGGGGTGGCCCCTACAGGCGTTGGAAGGATTTATCTGTATGGCTTGTAGGACCGGATGTATCACAAAAGACCATGCCTCTTATGGGGATTGCCTGAGATCGGCTTCTCTGCGAGTGGGCTGGGGTAAGTCACACCTGGGCATTGACCGGACCAGGGAGCGTGGCAAGCAGGCTGAACTGGATCTGTACAAGACCGCGAGGTCGGCAGGGATTCAGCCTGCGACAACTAGGACTCCCGATATCCGTAAGGCGATTGAGATATCGGAGAAGGCAGGCGCTGCCTTTGATGCAACAAACAACACCTTCAGCAACGGTGCCCATTACAGCCCTAAGACGGGGCAGGTAGTTCAATTCTAAGGAGTACAGGTGGCGAACGCTGTCTTCCCTAAGGCCAAGGAAGGCTTCCTCGATGGAAGCATTGATCTTGACACGGCGGTTATCAAGGTTGCCCTGGTTCGGGGTTACACATATTCTTCCGCACACAACACGGTGTCTGAGGTGACTGGTGCTGGTGCGACGCTGCATGCTACGTCTGGTGCGCTTGCATCCAAGACGGTGACTAATGGCGTGTTCGATGCGGCTGATGTGACGTTTACGACGCCTGCGTCTAGCGCAAGCGATCATGCGCTGCTGCTGTTTCAGTCGTCTGCTTCGACTGGTGGCGCTGATGTGTCCTCGTCCTCGCAGCGTCTGATTGCGTGGATTGACACGGGCACGGGTATCCCGATTAAGCCTGCCGGTGGCGACATCACCGTGGTGTGGGATAGCGGCGCAAACAAGATTTTCTCCCTGTAGGGGCTGACTGAGTGACTGTCCAGATTCAGGACATCACTGAACGTCCGGTCCTGCTCCTCGGTTGGAGTTTGGATCTGACGGTTTACCCGACCGGGATTGGCTCGTCTGAGGCTGTGGGTACAGCGCAGGCGAACACCACTATTGCCGTGTCTGGGGTTGCTCCTGCTGGCACTGTGGGCACGGCCCAGGTGAATGCTGCCTTGTCTGTGGATGGGATTGCTGCTGGTTCTGGGGCTGTGGGTTCTCCTGCCCTGACAGCGGTAGTGGCACCTTCGGGGCTTGCCTCTGCTGGTGCAGTCGGCACGGCCCAGGCCAACACGACTGCCCCTGTCTCAGGTGTCGGTTCCTCTGCCGCTCTGGGTACGACGACAGCGTTCACCTCGATGAACATCGCAGGGTTCGCCTCTACGGGTGCCGTGGGTGAACCGAGCCTGAACCTAGTGATGACCCCTGATGGGATTGCTGGGACTGAACTGTTCGGGGATGCGGACACTATCGCCACCGTGTTCATCATCCCTGGACCCGTGGATCCGTCTAACGACTTCGGGACGGTGACTGTGACTCGTAAGGGCTGGCTGTTCAGGACACCCCGCAACACCTACCAGTGGCGGCTCTTCAAGGAGTACGAGGGCATCTCACTGCTGAGGGAAGACGGTGTGTGGTCTGAGGTACAGCACCCTGACTTGGAGCGCACCCTTGCTGCTCAGGTCTATTTGGGTGGTGGCAGGGATCACTTCTTGGATGACGCTACGAAGACGGAGCTGGTGGCTTTGGGTTACACGGTGACGGAGGAGTTTATCCTGTGACGACGTTTGATGAGTTGACGGATGATGTCCTCAGCATGCTGCGTGGCTATGTGCGTTCGCAGGAGTCTGTGACTGCGTTGAATGGTTCCCTGAATGGGACGGCTACGACGTTCAATGTGGATAATGGTTCCCGCCTGGGTATGGGTCGGGCTGAGATTGATGATGAGCTTGTCTACATTGATGCGATCACGACGAATGCTGTGTCTTTGCAGCCGTGGGGTCGTGCCGTTGATGGGACGACTGCGACTACGCACAGCGATAACGCCCGTGTCACGTTCAATCCCCTGTTCCCTCGCCACTATGTGAAGCGTGCAATCAACGACACGATCCAGTCGATGGGTGTGGAGTTGAAGGCCCAGGATGTGACGACGTTCACGTTCCTGGCTTCACAGAGTACCTACTCGATTCCTGCGACTGTGAAGTCTGTGTTTCAGGTGACTTGGCAGACGGTTGGCCCTTCGGGCCGCTGGGAGACAGTGAGGCGCTGGCAGGCTGATACGTCTGCTGCTGCTTCCGCTTACGCGACGGGGAAGACGATCACAGTATGGGATCCGATTGTTCCTGGCAGGACGGTTCAGGTGAGGTTCTTGAAGGAGCCGACGAGCCTGTCGGCGGGGTCGGACACGCTCACGGGGACGACTGGTTTTCCTGCATCGTGCCGGGATGTTGTTGCTCTGGGGACGGCTGCCCGACTTGTGTCGTCAATCGATGTGGCACTGCTGGATCCGAGTTCTGTGCAGGCAGGCTTCTTTGATGAGCGCCGACAGATTGGTTCTGCCTCGAATGTGGCTAGGACTTTGTATGCGCTGTATCAGCAGCGTCTGGCTGAGGAGATCGCCAGGTTCCGTGACAACCTCAATACGCCCATTCACTATCGGAAGTAGGATAGATGCCCCGTAGGTATTACTCGTCTACTGCGGTAGCAACCACGTTGTCTGCTTCCGCTAATAATTCAACGACTTCGATCACGGTTGCAGCCTTGTCTGGGTTTCCTGCCCAGACTCCGTGGACTGCGATCCTTGATGCTGATACGGCCTCTGAGGAGGTTGTGACTGTCACTAACGTGTC